TGACCAACAATAATATCATCTGCAATTTGATCAAGCTGCTGCCGACCTGTTCTATGTGGCGTAGCAGTAAAAAGTAAAACTATTGCGTTAGGAAACCTATTCAAAATATTTTGATATGACTTAGCTAAAGCATGATGTGCTTCATCAACTAAAATCACATCAGGAACTGGTAACTTTTCAACTCTTCGTGTGAGTGTTTGAACCATACCGGCAGTTAAAAGCTCAGGATTAACATCTTGATTTTTAAATGTCTTAATTGCTTGATCTAAAACTTCACGCCTATGGATAAGAAACATCACACGGTTATTATTTTCAGTAGTTCTCCTGGCAATCTCAGCCATTACTCACTGTCTTACCTGTTCGAGGTGGGCTTTGAACGATAATTACTCTATGTTTTTTCTTCATTGAATCAATGATTTTATTAATTAAATCTGTTTGATAGGGTCTTAATTCGTACATTTAGTCACCATTACTGAAGATTCTATTCATTAGACCACTAATGCTCTCATTCTTATCCATTTCATTATCATGATAGTCATTACCTCTTACGGCATCGTGCAATAAACCATTGAGAATAATTCTGTGACCTGATTCATGATTTACAACATCTCCTGTTTCATCGTTCAAACCTAAAATCACGAAATGCTTAACTTTACCATTTAAGATATCATCAAAGTGTTTTTGTAAATGTTTCTTATCTTCTGCATCTAATTTCAATTCTTTTTCAAACATAATTTTTTACCTCTCTTACTTAATTAATGTCTTTCTGTTAGCTTTCAAGTGTGCACCGGTAATTTCTTTACCAGCTTTCAAATCTTCGTAAAGTTTTTTCTTATCGGCTTTGATAGTCTTTTCTTCAACTACATAATCAATTGGTAGTTTTCTAATTTCTTCAACGATGACTGAATCGCGGTAATTTCTAGGCTTAAGAATGTGGTGTTCAGTTTTAATTTCTTTCAAACCGGCATCATCAATTGCATCAGTGATGTACTGATTTAATCTATCTTTTTTATTCTTAGATACTTTAATAAATTCTCTAAGTTCCTTTATTCGGTCGTTAGCCCACTGAATTTCACTATCATACTTATCGCTTAAGCCAGCCGCTCCATCTAATTTCTGATCTCTAGTAAGTTCCAAGCTTTGGATAGTATCAACTAAAACCTCAGGATCTAAGTCTTTATTTTCTATTTCTGCAATGGCGTTGTTAATTTCAAAAACATTCATGTTATAATTCTCCTGGATATGTATATTTGTATTGGCCGTTATCTGTTGGCGCAGGTAACGGCTTTTTTTGTCCGTCTGTAATTGCATTACTGTTAGCAATCAAATTATTAATAGTGGTTTTACTAAGCATCTTTACTCCTTAAATGTTTGGAAAAATTGCTGTGTACATGACAAAGATTAATGCTACTAATGCTGTGCACATGGTACCTAATGTAAGAATTTCTGTTTCTCTTACCGTTAAAGTAGTGCCCAGAAATTCATTAACCTTTGAATTAATCCATTTACTCATAGCTTGTGATCCTCCATAAACTGTTGCAAAACTTCCTTGTCATATAAAATCTGACCATCAATGCTAATTGGTTTAAAATCATATTTTTTCAGCCAAATTCTGAATGTAGATGGGCTAATTCCTAAGAAGTTAGCTCCTGCCGTAACATTGAAGTATTTCTGTTGAATTGCTCTTTCAATTACTCTTTCTGGAATTGCAACTTGCATGTTTATCACTCCATTCCTAAAATTTCGTAGATGGTTTCTCTGATTTCCTTAGCACGTTTAGAGTTACTACCCTTAACTGCTTGATTAAGCTGTTGACGACTAATATTTAATCTCTTAGCTAAGTAAGCTTGAGTCCATCCTTTTTTAATTAGAGCAACCTTAATTTCTGATTCCACATCATGCGTTGCTGCTTCTAATCTTTCTTCAATTGGCATATGTTTCACCTCGATATATTCAAAGTTCAACAAAGTTAATTAATTTGTTAATTTATTTGTACTAAATCTATTGACTTTTATTAGTCTATAGACTAATCTAAACGTATAGCAAATAAGCATTAATTGAGTATCCCCATACTAAAAAATAATGTTTTGCTGTTAATTAATTTATTTATTAACTTGTTGACAATTAATAGTTTATGTCTAAAGACTAAATATGTCAATAATATTTTAGTCTTTTTGCAAACTTTTTTTGTCAAGGATTGGAGTATTCCTTGATATGATTGAATTTGAACGGACTAAAAAAATAGCAAAAATTAGAAAAATGTCCTTACGTGAAGTTAACGACAAAGCTAAATTAGGAACAAATACTATTTATAATTGGAAATCTAAAAAGCCTGGCTCAGATGCTTTAGCAGCAGTAGCCAAAGTATTAAATACTACTACTGATTATTTAAAAGGCTTGACAGATGATCATAATCCATCTTCCAAAGATAAATTTCAAGCAGATTTAAATGATGATGATACTATCTTCACTTTTCAAGGCAAACCTATTCCGCCTGAAGATCTTAAAATTATAAGAAGGTTGCTTAAAAACGATGATGAATAATTTAACAGTTACTTATTTATTTAATTACGCAATGGCTCATGATATTCAATTTGAAGCTACTCACTTACTTCATCCTGGCACTCCTTCTTGTTGCAATACTACTAACCGAAAAATGGTTATTAATCTTAATAATGATGAAGAAGGTTTACCTTTAGAAATAGCTCATGAAATTGGTCATATTTTTAATGGTGATAAAGGAAAACTTTATTATTGTGGTAACAGTAGCTCATCTCCTATAGAAGTAAATGCACATAAAACAGGTATTAAGATACTGGCCCGTTATTATTTTGAAGATATTCCTAAAGAAGAATGGAATGTAGATAATTTTATGTATTATTACTGTATTCCACCCTCTTATAAAGATTGGACTATTCAATATTTAAAATCGCTATAAGCAATAATTGTCCGCAATGACGTTAAACTAAAAATATATAAGTATGGAGGATAAAATGGGACCATTACTTTCACTTTTAATAGTTATATCCTTTGGAAGCATATTTTACTTTTGGCTGAAAAGACATAATAAAAAATTAGTAATTGCTTCTGTAATAGCTACTGTTGTTTTCACAGGTTTAATGACTTTAACACCTGAATATAAACAAGAAGCTACTAAAGAAGAACGACAGGAAAAAGCTGATAATAAAAAGAAAACATCTCATAAAGAGAAGTTAAAAAGTAAAAGTGTTAATAAAGAAAATAAAGTTGTTAAAACTAAGCCATCACTAAAGAAAACCGAAAAAAAGAAAAAAGCAAATTTATCTAAGCAAGATGATAAATACGTTGTTTCAAAAGAGACTCTGTTATCACGAGCAAAAAAATTAAAGTATGGTATGTCTCTTAATGAAGTAAAAAGTATTATGCAAGTTAAGCCCAGTGAAGAAGAAAACGACAGAGGTTTTATAAATCTTACTTATGGTAAAGATATAGTGGACTTAGGCTTTGATGAAAATAAAAGATTAACTGCTGCATCTACTGGTGCACCACAAATTCAAAAACAAGGTGAAAAAGCCGCACAACAGAAAAAGAAAAATGCGAAAAGTATAGAAAGTTCCCTAAAAAGTTCAGCCCAATATTTTGGAACTAAATCATCTGAAAGCATTCAAAATAATCCTGGTGCATTTAAAACTACTCAAGATGGTGACTTACTATACATTCTATGGAATCCAGGTGACCATCTCCCGCTTCTTTTACGAGTTGATGATACTTCAACAAATATTACTAATGTTTACATTTATAATAAGCATGGTGATAATCCTAAAGGTCGTCATTTATATACTGGAAGAACTATTGTACAGAAAAAAAGAAGTATAGTTTATTATTAATTGGTGGAAATTTTTATGTCATTATTTGGAAATCGTGAAGAACGTATAAAACGTGCAAGAGAAGAAACTGCCATAAAGGAACAACAAAAAAGAAATAAATATTTAGAAAAAAATAAAATCAAAGATATTTATACCGAAGAAAATAAAGTCCCAATGGATGTCATTATTGATATGAGTCAAGCTAAAGGAACTATTCCGCAGTTTCAGGATTCAGGCATTAAAACTATTTATGCTGAACAATTAGTTCTTGAACGACAGAATTGGATGCAAATACGTCAAAATGATCGTTTAATCAAGCAAAATGATGAAATAATCAAATTACTTAAAGAGAATAAATAATTCTTTTGTCCCATATCTTGAAGACTCTAAAAGCCAGATAATAAAAAAGACCTACCGATGCGCCAACATCAGTAGGTCAAACAAACGAGCTACGCCAATAGCTCAAACATAAATATTTTCGATTAACAAAGCCAAAAATAGGACTCTGCCCTCTTATTGTAGCAGAGTTCCTATTTAGGCTACAATAGGAGGCTTTTTATTATGCCGAAAAGAAAAAATACAAGTATCAAAGATTACAAACTAAAATCTGGTAAGAAACGGTATATGTTTCAGATTTATCTAGGCACTAACAGCAATGGTAAGCCTATCATTACTCGCAGACGGGGTTTTAAATCCTACGCTGAAGCAGAAGTCGTATTCAATAAAATGTCACAAATTAAACCAGATAATTTTGTAAAACAAAAACAAATTAAAGTATCTGAGCTACGTGATCTATGGTTTGAAAACTATAAGACCCAAGTAAAAGAATCCACTGCAAATAAAAATAAACAAGTTTTTGATAATCATGTTATTCCGGATTTTGGTAATCAATATATTGACAAGATTACAGTAGCTGAATTACAAAAGTGGGCCGATAGGAAAGCAAAACAGATTGTTAAATATAGGGATGCAATTAATGAATTCAATGCCCTATTTGAATATGGTATTAGGTTAAACTATGTTTCTGAAAATCCATTAAAACGTATCATTATTCCAAAGAAGACATCTCGACCACGTAGAGATACTGAACATAATGTTTATACACGAGATGAACTAAATCAATTCCTTGAAGTCGCCAAAGATTATGGATTGGTCCCATATACATACTTCAAATTACTTTCTGCTACCGGTCTTCGAAAGTCGGAAGCTCTCGCGTTAACATGGTCAGATATTAACCTAACTGCTGGTACTTTATCAGTAAATAAAACCTTGGCATATGGTTTAAATGGTAAAACGATTATTCAGCCACCTAAATCGCCAAAATCTAAACGAATTTTGCCGATTTCTGACGGTTTGAAAGAAGTCTTGATAGATTACAAGCAAAAACAAAAAATCATGTCTAAAGAGCTATTTCACACTAATAAAGGAACTTATTTAAGAATAAGTAAACCAGATCAATGGTTAAAATCGATTTACGCTAAAGACCACGAAGAAAAAGCTGAATATGCAAAAAAATATAACTTAAAAGAGCCACAACCAGATTTACGTCATATTACAGTTCACGGTTTTAGACATACTTTTGCAACACTACTTATTGCGGAAACTAATGTAAAACCTAAAACAGTTCAGATGTTACTTGGTCATGAAAACATTCAAATGACTTTAGACATTTATACTCATATTAACAAGAAAAATACAGAAGATGCAGTCAATGCATTAAAGCAATTAAATATATAAACACAAAAAAACACCTTTTTAGCCATTTCTTAGCCAAAAAGGTGTTTTTATTACTTAAAACGTTGCTATATCAACATTCCTTTATTCAAATAAGGAGAGTACAGGATTTGAACCTGCGCGCCGGTATAAGCCGGTTCGCCGGATTTCGAGTCCGGTGCATTACCACTCTGCCAACTCTCCAGTTACAACGTTTTTATTATAGCAATTAAAAAAT